AAGAGAGAACGCTTACCTAGGCGCACGTTTTTTTTGGCAAAAATCAGCCTTTTTGGAGATCGATAAGAATGGCAAGTCGGGGGCGACCGCCGAAACCCGACGCAATCAAGTTGGCAGAGGGCACTTACAGAAAAGATCGCCACGGTGATCCAGACTCGAAGCCGAAACCAAAGGGATTGCCAAAGCGACCAACGCTCTCGCGGCCAGAGGCCAGAGCGTTCTGGGATAAGTACGTGCCCATGCTGATCGAGCAGGGCATCGCGACGGCATCCGACACGCCGCGGTTGCAAGCGATGGCGGAGGCTTGGGCTTTGCTTCGAATGGCAACCAAGCTCGTCAATTCAGATCCGATCGACAAAGACAACCGGATCGCTTACGCGGAATACTCCCGGCAGTTTGCGACGGCTGCGGCTGAGTTCGGGATGAACCCCGTGGCGCGAACGCGAATTACGGTTGAGACGAAAACAAAGCCCAGGATCCAGGGGCGTACCCGTGGCTGAGCCGATCATTCCACCCGACGAATACATTGTTTCGCGAGCCGATGAGCTAGCGGTTGCCGCTGGTGCTCGATGGGATCCAAGTCGCGGTGAGTTTTTTATCAGAACAGTCGAAGAGAATTTTCGTCTTTACGAGGGCACCAGGTTCTCCGGCAAGCTGATCGAGCTGATGCCGTGGCAACGGGAATTCTTTATGCGGATGTTCTCGTACGTGATATGGTCGGACTTTCTCGGTCAATGGATTCGCCGGTATCGCCGCGTCCGGTTGTGGGTTCCGAAGAAAAATGGCAAGTCGCCGATGGCTGCCATGGTTGGGTTGTATCTGGTCGTCGCCGATGGCGAGCAAGGCGGCAAGACATACTCGGCCGCGAAGGATGGCAAGCAGGCCGCGATTGTTCACGATCACGCAATCAAGATGGTCGAGCAGTCACCAGAGCTTTCGAGCGAATGCACCATCAACAAAACCAGCAAGCGAATCACACACGAGCCGACGCTTTCTTGGTATGGGGTAATCGCAGGCGACAACATCCACGGTCAAGAGGGTTTGAATGGAAACTCCATCATCGACGAAGCACACGTGGTTGATGCGAAGCTCGCTGGCGTTTTGGAATACATGGGTGCGAGCCGCGATGAGCCAATTGACTTTGCGGTTTCGACCGCTGGTTCAAACCTGACTGGATGGGGCCGGCAACAGTGGGACTACGGAGAGCAAGTCAACAGAGGCGAGACCGAGGACTTGGAGTTTCTGCATCAAGTGTTCGCCGCGCCGCAAGATGCAACCGACGAGCAGTTATCCGATCCTGAAATGTGGCAAATGGCGAATCCGTCGCTTGGTCACATCATCAACCCCGAAGTGTTCGGGCGTGAAATCAAGGCTGCAAAGAAGTCGGTTTCATCTTGGGTTCGCTTCAAGATGTACCGGTTCAACATTTGGGGATCTGCTTCCAGCCCTTGGCTCAACATGAGCGAATGGGCAGCGGCAAAACACGACAAAGACATTCGTGAATTCGCTGGGCTGCCTAGCTACCTTGGGTTGGACATGTCGCTAACCAGGGACATGACCGGAGCGGTGTTGGTGGTTCCTGTCCCGCGAGAGGATTACGACGGCGACGGCGACCATGAAGAGGCCAAGACTTATTACTTGTTTCCATTGCTCTGGTTGACACAAGCGGCTGCCCAACGATGGGGCGACAAAGTACCATTTAGCGAGTGGGAAGCGGCGGGTCACTTGCGAATCATCAAGGGTCCGAAGATTGATTTTCCAACGGTTCGGCATGACATCGTTGAAGCGTTTGGAGCAACGGACGTGCAGGCGCTCACGTTTGATGCAACGTATGCGGTCGAGACAGCCGAGAAGCTTTCTGAGTCGTTGGAGTGTGAGCAGATCCAATTCCGCCAAACGTTAATGGAATACGCCGAGCCCACACAGATGTTTGAGCGTCTCCTTTCACTGGGGTTGCTCCGGCATCCAGACAACAAGGTTTTGAATTGGCAGGCCGGACACGCTGAGGTGACCGTTCCGGACCGGTCAGGAAACTACCGACCAGTCAAACCGCAGAGTTCCGACAAGAGCAACTCCCGAGAAGCACACAAGACGATTGACGGCATTCAAGCTGCGATCATGGCCTTGCGAGAGGCCCGGAAGTTTGAAGCGTATGAATGCTACTACGAAGACAATGACCTAGAGGCGTTTTGATGGATTACGGAATCAGCCAATCGTTTGTCCATAGCGCCGCGGCGATGGAACCGGTCAACATGCCGTCTTCAATGGAGAACCCAAACTTCAACCTGGATGATCCCGGAGCGTATGACCTGCTCACTGATGGCGGATCAACAAGTTCTGGGATCCGAGTCAGTCCAACCAGTGCATTGATGCACCCAGCGGTTCACCAGGCGTTGGACTTGATCAGCGGAGACATCGCCTCGATCCCGCTTGAAGTCTACCGCGAGGAAGCCGATGGTGATCGAGTGGTTCAGGAACGCCACCCGCTTTATGACCTGATCCGATGGCAGCCCAACGAGAAGATGAACGCGTTCCGGTTCTGGCGTCGGATGATTGCGTGGAAACTGCTTTGGGGCAATTCATACGCATGGATCAATCGTCGTGGAAACGGAGTGGTTGCCGAGCTGATCCCATTGCTTCCTGACCGAACGGCACCAGAGCAAATCAACGGCAAGCTTTATTATGTGACGGAGGTTGAAGGCAAGCTTGTCCCGATGCTTCCCGAGGAAGTGTTTCACCTTGAAAGCCTGCCAATGGACAATCTTTCGGGATACGACTTCATCAAGTCGGCACGCGAAGCGATTGGCCTGGCTCTCGGTGCAATGGACTTTGCGTCCAAGTTCTACAAGAACGGCGGGCGAGTCGGCGGCATCTTGGAACTGCCAACGGGAATGCCCAAGACAGCAAAGGACAAAGTGGAGAAGGGTTTCAGGGCTCACTACTCGTCCAATGACGCATTCAAAACGGTCGTGCTGCGAGACAATGCGAAGTTCCACCAGGCCCAAATGTCGCCAGAACAAGCGCAAGTTGTCGAGGGTCGTCGCGAATCTGTGCGAGACATTGCCAGGTTCTTCAACCTTCGCCCCGGCAAGCTTGGCGAGGAATCCAAGAACAGCTTTGCATCCAAGTCGGAAGACAACCGCGACCACTACGACACGACGCTTCGTCCGCACTGTTACGAGATCACGCAAGAGTGCCGGAACAAGCTACTGACACCGGCGGAAAAGCTGTCCGGGCATTTCTTCCGGCACGACACCCGAGAGTTGCTGCGGATGGACTTTGGCAGCATGTCAGAAGCGATCTCAACACTTCGTGCATCGGAAGTGATTAACGGCAACCAGGCCCGTCGGATGCTGGACATGAACCGGCGAGAGGACGAAGGCGGCGAGGATTACAGCAACCCGAACACCAAGAGCAACGTAGCAGCACCCACCACTGTCGCCCCGGAAGAGAACAGCCAGGCGGCAAACGCTTTCCGGTCATTGCTAGCCTCGACCGTCCAACGGATGGCATCGGGGGTTGCAAAGCGTGCCAAATCGCACGCCACTGATCCGCAGAAGTTTTGCGACTGGCTGGATGAAAACTACATGAACCAAAAGGGTTCCATCGTTGCGGCGATCACAGAGGTCATGAACGCCGCATCGATTGCCATTGGATCGATAGAAGACCCCGCGAGCGTTTCGGAAGAGATCGCGAACGATTTCCTCACCGAGTCGCATCAGATCCTGCAAACCATAACGGCATCGGCAACGCTTCCCGAGCTTCGGAAAGTAGTCGATGCGAACATGGACGAGTGGTCCGCCGCGGCTGGCGAACGTTACGCAAACCAATTTATCACGAGGTGAGACGATGAGAAACCGAATGCCAGTGCTGAACCTGAATGCTCCGAATAATGTTCGGGAGGCGTTTAGCAGTTCAACCTTCAAGGTGTTTTGCAAAGACAGTGAAGGCGGCAACGCCCCAGCGGAACTGCTGATCATGGACGAGATCGGAAAGGATTTCTTCGGCGATGGCGTTGGTGCGTCGGACGTTGTGGGGTTCCTTTCGAACAACCGCGGCAAGCCTCTTAACGTCCGGATCAACTCGCCCGGCGGTTTGGTTTACGACGGGCTGACCATCTACAACAATTTGCTCGCACATGACGCGGACGTGACGGCGACCATCGAAGGGCTCGCTTATTCAGCGGCTTCGTTCATTGCGATGGCGGCCGACAAGATCCGGATGTTCGAAGCGTCGGACATCGGAATTCACTACGCCTGGGGAGGCGGTATCGGAAACAAAGCGGTGTTGCGAGACGCTGCCGACTGGTTGGAAGGGATCGACGAACATTTGCTGGACATCTTCGAAGCCCGCACTGGTCGCCAGCGTGACGAAATCAACGCGTGGATGGCGGGCAATGTGGACGGAACGTTGTTCTCTGCGAAGAAGGCGGTGGAGTACGGTTTTGCTGATGAGTTGATCCAGCCCAAGAAGTCCAATGGCGGCAGGAACCAGTCTGCGAATCACGCCCGAATCGTGAACGAAAAGAAAAGTCAAATGTTAGCCAGGGCTGAGTTTGAACAAGCGAAGGCACGCATGCGAATTGCGGAGCTTGCAGAATCCAGTTGACAAACCGTTAGCCAAGGCTAACATTCAATCATCAATCAAGCGCGACAGTTCTATCGCCGAATTTCGCAGCTTGCGTTGCAAGGGCTTTCTATCGCCGAAAGTGGCTTGCTGACGACGTGTTTCACTAACCCGTCGCCGGTTTATGCCACTTATTCGACCGGCGGAATCAGATAGGAGCCATCTAATGAGCAACCTGCAAGAACTGCAAGAAAAACGCAACAGCCTCGCATCTCAAATCCGCGAGATTGGAAACAAGTGTGACGCCGACAACGGTTGGCCAGACGCTGAAACGAAGCAGAATTGGGACAAGGTCAACAGCGACTACGACGCTGTCTTGGCTGAGATGGAGGCAAAGAAAAGCGCCCACTCAGTCGCCGATCGCTTGAACAAACTCAACGAGCTGCAAGAAAGCATCCAGAAGGATCACCGCAACATCGGTGGCGGCAACGCTTCCCCCGGCATGTACGGCAATCGTCCGATCGGTAACGACGGTGCGGTTTGCACCGAAGAACATCGAGCCCTTGCGATGGCAGCCTGGATGCGTAACCAGATGGGCGGCGAAGTCACGCAGGACATGGAAGATGCCGCAAAACTCGCTGGCGTTCGCGTCAATCAAAAGAGCCTCAATTTTGAGTCGGCTTCGACTCACTGGCTCAACGGATTGGCTGAGCAGTTCCAGTGCACCCACCCGTCCAAGCGACGTGGCAGCGAGTTCTACAACGCGCCGCTGACGACTCAAACGGCCGGCACCGGCGGCAATGTGATTCCACCTGAAACGCTGATGCGGCAGTTGGAAATCAACATGCTGTCGTTCAGTCCGATGAGCCAGTTCGCTGAACTGATGGTCACGCAGACCGGGGAAACCCTGTCCTGGCCAACGGTTGACGACACGGATCACACTGGCGTTCAGATTGGCGAAAACACCGACCTGAGCAACAGCGGATCGGGTGGCGATGCTCCCGACTTCGCGAAGGTTCAGTGGGAAGCGTATAAGCTTTCCAGCCAGATGATCCTCGTCCCTTACGAATTGCTCGAAGACAACGTGGTGAACTTGCCATCCGTCTTGGGGCAATTGATGGGCGAGCGTCTCGGTCGACTGCGGAACCAACGCTACACGACCGGCACCGGATCCAGTCAAGCGACCGGGATCGTCACCGCAGCAACGCTCGGCGTCACGGCAGCATCGGAAACGGCGATCACCGCCGACGAAATCATCGACCTGCAACACAGCGTTGATCCGGCCTACCGGAACAATGCCCAGTTCATGTGCAACGATGCGGTCGTCAAGTACGTGCGGAAGCTCAAGGACGCCAACGACGGTCAGTTCTTGTGGCAGTCCGGCATGCAGGCGGGCGTCCCAGATTCGCTGTACGGATCGACGCTGGTTGTCAACCAAGACATGTCGAGCACGATCACCGCGGAAGACAAGACGCTGCTTTACGGCCAGTTGTCGAAGTACAAGATTCGACGCGTCAACGGGTTCCGCATGTACCGCTTGACCGAGCGTTATCGCGACACTGACCAAGACGGTTTCATGATGCTCGTTCGTGAAGACGGCAACTTACTGGACGCAGGCACCGCTCCAGTCAAGTACCTGCAACAGAAAGCCGCGGCTTAATAACGGGCTTTCGTTTGTTGTTTGCGGCGGCTGGCTCACGCTGGCCGCCGCTTCTCCACGCTCCCTTTGAAGGAAACTCCCATGGCGAAGAAAAAAGTGCGCCTGACCAGTCAGTTCAACGACAAGGCCGGCGAGCACCTGCCCGGCGAAATCATCGATCTCGAAGAGAAACAGGCTGACATCGTCATCGCTGGCCGCGGTGGCGTTGAGGTCAAGGCGGAAGCCAAGAAGACCACTACCAAAGCCGCGGACAAGTAATCCGAAATGTATTCAGTCAAGGTCACCACCAAACCGACAAAGGAGCCGATCTCGCTTGAAGAAGCGAAGACGCACCTGCGCACTTACGGTGACCATGAAGACCTGAACATTGATCGGATTTACATCCCAACGGCGAGGCAGCATTGCGAAGACAGGACCAACCGGCAGTTCGTAACGGCAACGCTCGAGCTGTCGCTGGATGGTTTCCCGCCAAGTGGGCATCCGATCCTGATTCCACGTGCTCCGCTGCAATCGGTCACTTCGGTGACCTACCAAGCAAGCGACGGGACCGAAACGGTTTTGTCGACCGATGACTACATCGTTGACACACGGCACGAACCGGGGCGAATCATCCCCGCATTTGGCAAGGCATGGCCAGCAACACGTTGCCGCGAAGCCGCGGCGACTGTCCTAGTTGAGTTTCAAGCTGGCTACGGCGGTCCGTCCGATGTGCCGGCGGGGCTTCGAGCCGCGATGCTGTTGTTGATCAGCCATTACTACTATCACCGCGAAGCCGTGGTGGTGGGGACGAACGCGAGTGAATTGCCAATGGCGGTTGAGACTCTGCTGGAACAACACGGTTTCGGCGATGAATTCACTGACTACGGAGTGCGATGATGCCCGGTGCTGGACAACTCAACTCACTGATCAACATCCTTCGTCCAGTTGACACACAGGACGAAGACACAGGCGAAACGCTCACAACGTTCCAGCCCTACCACCGGAAGGTGCCAGCACAGAAGGAAGACACGTCAGGCGGCACAACACGCCGCGGTTTGCAAGTCGAAGCCAACGTGGTTTCCGTTTTCACGATTCCTTGGCTGGACGAAACCCGCGGCGAGATTGGCCGGCAATGGCAGGTTCAGATTTCCGACCGTGGCGACGAAGGGCCAACTTACGAGATCGTCAACATTCGCGAGGCGGTTGATCGGAACCAGTGGCTTGAAATTCATTGCTCGGTTGTGCGTTGATGGCCAACAAGAAATTCAAAATCGCGATGACGGGTGACCGGGCTTTGGATGCCAAGTTGAAATCCATTGCAGCGGATCAAGGCTCGCGTTCCATCAACAAAGAAATGAGGGGAGCCACCCGCGAAGCCGTCAAAGACATCGTCAAGCCTTTGGTTTTATCGCAGGTTCCGTTAGACACTGGGTTCCTCGAAAGTCAATTCACGGTGAAGTCCATCGCCCGCAGTCGTTCCAAGCTCGGGTCTGCAATCGGTTTCCGTGATGACCTCTTTCGTGGCGATACGTTCTACGCAGGTTTTCACGAGTACGGATTCCACACACGGGATGGCGGGGTTGTTTACGGGGACTCGTTCTTGCGGCGTCCACTTTACGACAGCGAAGGGAAGATCCGGAGTCATGTGATCAATCGTTTGAAACGATGGGTCGGAAGGCTGAAAGGTAAGTAAGTGGCAATCACAGACACCGACATCAGTTTTTTGATTCATCAGCGATTGAAGGCGAACAACGCAGTCGCAGCACTTGTTTCATCACGCATTCGGCCTGACACGATCGACCCGAACGAAGTGATGCCGGCCATCCGGTACGAGGTCGTTCGCAGCGGTTCATGGCACAACGTCAACGCAGAGCCATCGGAGGCAACAACGCAATTGCAGATTGATTGCTACGGCGCGACGCGACTGGAAGCCAACACGGTGGCCGCGGCTGTCGTCAACAACCTGGATGGACTCACCGGCGACATTGGTGATGTGTTCATCAACGACTGCGTTTTAGACAACACCTACGACCGAGTTGATCCGCCGCCAGCGGGCGGGAAAAACTTCCGCAAGCGTCGAACGCTTGATTTCATCATCACCCACACCACGCCAACCCCAACCCTCAGCTAGCGAGCAAAGCAATGCCTACCGGCCAAACATCAACTTTCACGTTCGGCGATACCGGCTTGAGCCTGGACATCATCAGCATCGATCCACCCAATGAATCGGTTGACGACATTCCGTTGCCGCACCTTGGCTTGGAACTTGGTGACTACATCCCCTATGAGCCAGGCGACTTGGTCGAGGGCGATGAGTACACACTGGAACTGGCCAATGACATGGACAGTGACATTCCGCTGCGAACCGTTGAAACCATGACGTGGACGAAGCCCGTCCAAACTGGTGACACCAGTGGTGCTACCTGGGCGTTCGATGGCTACATCAAGAGCGTCAAGGAAAACAATTTTGAAACCAGCGAACGAGCGACCATCACTGTGGTCGTGAAGGTCGCTGACGAAGTCACCAAAACCGCAGCCTCATAACCAACGGGAATCGCAAGATGGAAGCTGTCACCCTGAAACCAAACCACCCGAAGCAGATGCAAATCATGGTCGGCAAATGCCGCGTGGGATACGTCTGTTTCGGCGATCGCAAGCCGATCAACTGGCTCCCGCCAAAGGTCACCAAGATCAAGCTGACCGACGATGAGAGGTTGGAAGTTGCAACGAAGGTTCGCGAGCAAATGCGAACGCTCAACGCCGAGCGTGAAAACAAGACCGCCAAGCTCGCCGAGCTGACTGGCCCCGATTTCGACTCCAACACACCATCCGATGAGACCGAAGAAAATGGCACTGAGTAAAGATCAGATCCTGACCAACCAAAGCGATACAACCATCGACGAGGTTGACACGCCGGAATGGGGCGAAGGCAGTAGCGTCTTCGTTCGCTCGCTCAGCGGCAACGAGCGTGACACATACGAGCAAGCCATCTACGAGCAGGGGAAGGGGAGCTTCCGTGGCCTGCGTGCCAAGTTGGTTGCCATTGCCCTTTGCGACGAGACGGGTGAGCCGATGGGTTTCTCCGAAGCAGAGATTGAACAACTCGGCAACAAGAACGGAGCCGTGATCGATCGTTTGTTCGAACGCGTGAAAGCCATTTCCGGAATGGGCGACGACGCAGTGGAGCAAGCGGAAAAAAACTAGCAGGGCGGCCCGAGCGTGAGTTTTGGATTCGTCTTTCACTCACCTATGGTCGCCCAGTTGATGAGCTTCAAAAGCAAATCAGCAGTGAGCACTTCACTGAGCTTTTGGCGTTCTGCAACCGAAACACGCTCGCGCCGGATCAGTGGTGGTCCGCTGCGGGCTCTGCGTCACTCGTCTTCGCGGGGATGACTGGCCAATGGATCGATCCCGCATTCTTGGTCCCCGGCCAAGTGGATGCGGAACAGTTGAACGCACGTCGTCAAGAGGCGGCAGAGAAGGCAATGGACAAAAAGGCAACCAATGGCAGGGATCGGTGAGCTAAGCGTTTCGATCACAGCCCGCACTCAGAAGGCGGTGGCGAACGTTCGCAATTTCCGCAAGACAATGAACAGCTTGCCCGCTGTCATTGGCAAAGCCTCGACCAGTCTCGCTGGATTGGGTGCTGCCGTTGCTGGCATTGCTGGCGTGTCAACGATCGGGAACGAAATCAAGAAGTCGTTCGAGAACATTGACAACCTGGCCAAGACTTCAGACAAACTCGGCATCGCAACCGAGAAGCTTTCGGCCCTGCGTTTCGCCGCAGAGGAAAATGGAGTTGCCGCCAACACGACCGACATGGCTTTGCAGCGGATGGTTCGGCGTGTTGCTGAGGCAGCCCAAGGGACAGGCGAAGCGGTCAATGCGCTGGATGAACTTGGCCTGAGCGCGGCAAGACTGGCGAGCATGTCACCGGATCAACAGTTCAGTGAGATTGCGGACGCGATGGCCAACGTGACCAACCAGGGCGATCGCGTGCGATTGTCGATGAAGCTGTTTGACTCCGAAGGCGTGGCGTTGGTCAATACGCTTCGACTCGGTAGTCAGGGGCTTCGCGAATACGAGAAGGAAGCGAACCGACTCGGCATCACTGTCAGTAGAGTTGATGCGGCTCAGATCGAGAAAGCCAACGATGCGTTTGGCCGGATCGGGAAAATGGTTGAGGGAGTAACCAACGGAATTGCAATTGGACTGGCCCCAGCGATTGAAGGTCTAGCACGCTCGACCACTGACTGGGGTTCGAGCTTCGAGGTTACCGGCGACAAGGTGCTAGACAAAATCCAGGGCATCGCGAAAGCACAGGCTTTGCTTCTCGATGGTGTTTCTTTCTGGGTTCGCTCGTTCAAATCGGCCAAAGCATATTTGACCGAACTACTCGCCTGGGCAATGAAGAAATTCGCAGAGCTTGATAGCTGGATCGTCAAAGTTCTGAATCGGATTCCAACAATGAGCTTGGAGGAAATGCCGTTCGTCCAGGCGATGGCGGATGAGCTTGAAAACTCCGCAAAGGCAGCTCGTGCAGCAGCCGACGAGGCTTGGAGCAAGGGCAGCCAGTGGAGTTCAGTCGATGCCATGTTCGACAAAATCCGTTCGAACATTGAAGCCGCTCGAAAGGAAATGGAAGCAGAGGGTAACGGCGGCTTCTGGGATCTGCTGGGAGACAACGCGTCGGCGGCCAAGGACAAATTGTCTGGCATCCCTCAGATGCTTGCGGATGGAATTGGCAAAGCGGAGTCATTGCTCATGAAGGGAGCCAAAGGACCGTTCGGAAAGATGAAGATGCAGTTTAAGGACATGTTCGCCGAAGCCATTTCGATGTTCGATAGCCCCGCTGTCAACCGAGTGGTGCGAGCAAACCCTGGCATCATTAACGCACGTTCGGCGGAAGGATACGCCGCGTTGCGATCCAGTATGAACGGCGGCGGAATGCAGGCCAAATTGCTCGAGGCTCAGAAGGACGAAACCAAGCAGACCGCAAAGGTTGTCGCCGCCATCACGGACATGGCCAAGAAGATTATTCCAACCGAGATCGTGGGGTTTGAATCATGAGCGTCACAAGCTGCATGTGTGTTAAGAACGGGATGCAACTCGTCAACCGTGAGTTTGTTTACAACGCAAAGTATGTCATCAAGACGGACGACCGATCCATGACTGGACACCAGGTGCTCAGCGGCGCAACCCTAGCCAGCCCGCACCCGTTCCCAGCCTACTACGCCACGTTCGCTCTGTTTGGGGATTCGGACGCCAACGCCTTCATGAAAGAACCAACGATTGAGCAGGACGAAGAGAACGGTTCCGTGTGGGTTGCGACCGCGACATGGTCGCCGATCAAGGGCGAAGAAGAATCGGACGAGCACACCAGCCGAGAAGACCCGTTGTTACGTCCGGTCATCTACTCTCGCGAATGGGAAGAGATACAAATCCCCGTAGAGAAAGGGTGGAACAAAGAAGAGTTGACCGGCATCAGTCGCGCCGCTGAAACGCTGGGGCCGATCGAGAACGCCGCGGGTCAGGAACCGTCCACTCCGATCATGAAATCGAAGCGAATTCCCGTGATGATCGCGGAAAAGAACTACGCGACGCTGGCCGAAATCGACGCGATTGAGCAAACCTACGGCGACACGCTCAACGACGCTACCTACGCCACCTACGCAAAGGGCGAGTGCTGCTTCCGCGGCATCCAAGTCTCTAAGCCGAAATACGAGGGCGGCAAACGGTACTACACCGCGACTATGCGTGTGGCTTGCCAACGTGGCGGCTGGGATTACGAAATGGTCAACCGTGGCTGGAAATACCTAGACGGCGACGACTTGAAAGAGGCTCAGGTTTTGGACCCGACGACAAACGAAATGGTTCCGGTTGCCGAGCCAATCAACCTGGAGCTTGACGGTAGTGAAACGCCGGCCGGCCAGACCGGAAAGATCATCAACTATCGCCACCGGCCGTACACTGATTTTAGCGCACTGGGGGTCTGATGGGCGTTCAGTTTACGAGGCATGCTGCTCAACGCATCATGCACGGCGTCCGCACGATCGAAGGGTTTAGCCCCGGTGTCACTGCGCCGCCAAAGAACCCACGGCATCCGCGTCGCAATGGCTCTGGCGGCGGTGGCATTTCGGCGATTGAATTCGAGATCACCGACGCTGGTTCCGCTAGCACGTCGGTTTCGACTTCGTCCAGCAGTTCGAGCGAGGGCGATTCCACGCTGTGTGACGACCAAGCGAACGATGCCCCTGATACAGCAACAGCCAGGGTGATTCGCCGGCCTTGCGGTGTCGCCACAGTGCCGGGTGAAGAAGGCGGCTTTGTCACGGTCTACGACTCGGCCGCGGGCGGGTTTTTGAAAGAGCGGCAAGCCGAGGAACTAGCAGGCAAACGTGGGTTCGCGATCTATCTATCAAATCCGGACTACGAACCACCGGAAGCTTCGAGCAGTTCATCTAGTTCGATCAGTAGTTCCATCGACACCGAGCCACGTTGCCAATGGATCATTATCTGGATTGACTGGTTCCGCACTGTCACAGGCGTGAAGGACATCATTTTCGGCGAAAGCACGATCACGGTTGAGCGTCACAACTTCAAGGTTTGGGATGAGTGCGATTTGGCAGACGAGATCATCGAAGGCACCGACTGTGACGAAGGGTCCAGCAGTAGCGGGAGTTCGTGATGGCTTTTCCGATCTATTACAACGGCAAAATTCTGTTCCGTGACGGCAAGCCTGCGTTTTCAATCGAGTGTTGTTGCGGGAGCAAGTGCTGCACGTACAGCGGTGATGAGGCCGTCACCAATTTGCGAGGCGACTACTTTGACATCATCATGACGCAGACCGGAGCCAGCACGCTGGTGTCCGATGTTGATGGTCGGTGTGTGAACGTCAATGGTGGCATCCAGTTCACGGTCCCGGTGCAACTCGAAGAAGCATTGACGTTCGAGAGCTACAACACCACGGTGACGATCACACTGCTGACCCCATCCGAATTCGGTTGCCGTTGGCTTGTGGAGATTCCACCCGACCCGATGGGCCGCTTCTCGCTCGCTCACTCTGGATCGTACATCGCGGCCCGTCACTGTACTGGTCAGCAAAATAACACCAACCCTGGCGGCGAGGTCAACGGTTGGGGCATTGGTTCGTTCGAAGTCCTGGACCCAGATGGATCGGCAGCGAACGAAGATTGCAGCACCTATGACCCGGTGGATTCATAGCGATGGGTTGCCCAAAGAAACGCCGGCAAATCTCCAAGAAACCAGTGGCAACTTTGGCTGGCGATCAGTCGTTATCAATCAGGGAAGAACGTTTGGCTATCTGCAATTCAAAGAAGGGTTGCCGGTGTGGCGATACTTGTTTGCCGACTGAAAAGAAACACCCCGGCAAATCGTCAGTGACAAACGGAGTCGAGGACATCGGCAACGCTTGCCCCGAGGGGCATTGGCCGCGAATCTTGGAACGCTGTCCCGCTTGCACCCGCGCCGCACTTGTCAAAGAAGGTGAGGTGTGTATCTACTGCGAAAACAAACGCAGGCTGAAAAGCGGCAAGCCCCCCAAGCCGCCGACGATTCGTCATGACCTCGCATCCATCCACGCAGGCCAGCCGTTGCCAAGTGCGGCTCTCGATCCTGATTGGTTTGTCGCTGTCACGACCGCACCACGCAAGCAATGCACGCTGGCGACATCGATTGACACAATGCGGACGGCGGGCTGGGAGCCAGTGGTGTTTGCGGAGCCTGGATCAAGCAAGACAAACGCCCAAACCTTACCAAACCCTACCAAACTCGGCGTATGGCGAAACTGGCTTGCATCGGCGGAATACGCATTGGCTAACACGTCAGCGAAGCGAATCCTGACCGTGCAAGATGACTCGTTGTTCCACCCGGATTCTAAGTCGTTTATCGACTCGATCAAGTGGCCCGCGAAGCACGCCGCGTTCGTGTCGCTCTACACACCAAAGCACTACTCGCAAGGCCGATCAGTCGGAGTGAATCGAATCAAGACGCGATCGTTGC